ACATAGAAACAGTTATAAGACCTTCAAATATAAGAGAAACCCATCCAGCACCCCCGGTGTCAGGATTTGAAGTATTGTTTTCTGCTGAACTCATCCAAAGACCTGACAAGCTAGTGCTTTGAAGAATTGCTCCTTTTGGGTATCCCCCTACGGCAGTAGAAAAAGCTGAATCATAAGTAAAAAATCCTCCAGCCTGTTGCCATTGTTGAATGGAAGTCATCTCATTCAATATGCCGTTCATGTCCCCACCAAAAGGAGGAACGCCCCCCGCACTAATTGGAGTAAAGTTTAAAGGAGGAAAACCATCAGCAAGTGAAGCTCGCCCATTGGTTATTCCAATTTGAGACGCAACTGGAATAGTATTTTTATAAGAGCTTCCTGCAGCGTATGCAAACGGTAGAGGAATCTTTGACGGTATATTGCTACTTTGCATTTTTCATCCTATCAATAGGTTAAGTTTGCTTGAACTCCGGCAGGTCTTGGAAACACGCCTGAGTTATTAATAATTGCAATTTGAGCTCCATTAGGTACAAAACCTAAATGATAATTAAATTGCATCCCACCTAAATCTTGAACGTAAGCGGGACCATAAGGATCTGTTCCATTATTTGTGCCAAACTCTGCCCTTAAAAGAGCATTAATGGATTTCGTAGATAAATCTGAAATATTGGCTGCAGCCTTAACCATAATGAGCTGGCGATATTGTGTATCGCTAAGTGCAAAAGTTGTAGTGGCTACAACGCCATTATAAAAAGGATCTTGATTAAATGGTTGCGGACCCGTTGCAGCAGTTGGGGCTGTGTAAGCTTCATCAAATCCCAAGTACGGAGTGGCAGCAACTTGCAAATAACGAGAGCATCCAACAATTTGCCCCCAAATATCAAGCCCATTGCCTACTGCAGTTGCTACATTCCAAATATTAAAATAAAACTGAGCCAAATCATAAGATGGATCAACTGCATCATTAAATGACTGAAGCATTCCTTTAATTGTTGGGGAGTCGCAATATTGACTCAGTAGTGTTTCATCCCAATTTAGCATGATTAAACCAATATTACCGAAATGTTAGAAGCTGTCAAAGTTGGCAACTGGTCAATACCCATCGAAATTAATAAAGTCGAGGGGCTTGCACTTGTTCCTAAATAAACTTCAATCACATTTACATAAGGACTTATTGCGTTGATGTTTGCATAATATCGACCTGAATACGAAGTCGAATTAATGGTAACGTCAGTACCTCCATCTAATCCATTAAAAGACTGGATAACTGCATTTTGAACTAATTGAATAATGTTTGAAGGTAGCAATGCGTTATTTTGAATTTGAACTTTAAAATAAATTGGGACCGCAGTTGGAGTCAAATAAGTAACTGTATAAGGCACTGGCGTAGGATAGCTAGTGTCATAAATCGTAACTGAAGTATTTCCGTTGTAACTGCATCCCGGAGGCTTTTTGCTCCAAATAGCTGTAGCAATCGCAGTAGAGTCACCGCCAGCTACTGAAACGCAAATTGAATGAGCAGCCAAAGAATAGCTAGTTGGTCCATAACTGACAGTCGAGCCAGTAGCATTATCAATAACAACAGCTCCAATTACGTTAGGTACTTGAGTTACTGCAGCATAAATCGACTGCAATGAGTTAACAGAATTTCCAGCAACACTAGCAGATCTGCGAGCTTCAAAAGCAGCTCGTGTTTCAACATTATTTCCAAGAGCCCCAGCAGTTGCATTAGTAATGGTGTCCCACCCAGCAATAGCAGTATATATCTTGTTTAAAGCCCCCACGTTACAAGCGATAGGACCTTGAGTTTGGTTTTGAAAACTAATTGCTATGTTTCCAGTTGAAGGAATAGTTCCCGAACTTAATGCTGTATACAAGTACCCATTATTGTCTTGAGCTACAGATCCAGCAGGAATAACTGTACCAACGGCTCCAGTGCAAGTTGCGCTAACAACAGTACCAGCTCCCGGAATTCGTTTAATAAAATAAATTTCGCCAATAGCGTCTTGCCAAATTCCTGAAGCAAAAGAAGGGTTTACTTGATTTGCAATATACGCAATTTCATTGTTTTTTTCGCCAATAATGGCAGTTTCAGTTTGAGCAAGTTGCCCTTGTGGGGTTGTTAGCCCGGGGTTAACTCCACCGCCAAAAGCAACATTAATATCGGTCTGAACTCCAGCCAAAATATCTGCTTCAGCAGGTAAAACTGGGGACCCATTAACCCATGTAATTGATGGTACGTTAGTGCTCATTTACCCTCCAAAAGCGACATTATTTGTCGCCCCATCTGTGTCTATAATTTGAATTTGTCCAGCCAAAGAACGATCTTTAAAAGACGTAAAAGTTGCTTTTGCTGCCACTACATTAGGAACAGTCAAAGCTGCATCCTGAATTCTTTGAGCTATATACTGAAGGGGTGGAAACTCTCCAAGTATTTGCTGCCAATAGGGTAAACCCTGAGAAGTGTCATACCAGCATTCACCTAAAAATGTACGAGTTGCAGACGCTACGTCTTGAGCTATTGAGTAAGGAACTCCAGCAAGCGCAATATTTCCATTGGCATCGAGAACCAAATCCCAAGCAGTTTGATCTAGAAGTAAAGTATTTTGAATTATTGTCACACTGGCACTCCCGTCTGTCCACTACCTGTTTGTACGCCACCATGTTTATGGGTATGTACGCTTGTGCCATTGGCAGTCACGTCTCCCGGTGTTGTAATGTTACCAGCAAACGTTGCATCGCCTGAACCTGAAACTTGAGTAATTGGTCCATTTAACTGTATTGCTGCTGAATTTACTCTAAATACACTTGAAGCGTCCATCGTTACAGTTGGGGCAGTTAAATGAATCAACGTATCTGCTGTAGCATCAATTTCAGGAGCTGTAATATTTACTTTAATTGGAGAATGAATTGTAATTCCCGAGCTATTAAATTGAACGTATTGCGTAGGAGCTGCGCCAATAATGGTCATTAAATAGACCATGTCTGACATATCGCTTTTTCGGTTTGACCCGGGGGCTGCAACAGCTCCAGTATTTTTAACGGTTGAAATGTCTCTATCGCAGACAGTACCAATACCAATATCTCCGACAACTGGGTCAAGAATTATTCCGTTTGAACCGCCTTGTATTCTCATATAAGGCACTCCATGAATTATTCCATGCTCCCATGCTTGACCATTACCGTCTACGGAGCTAACTAATGGTTGAACGTCTACCGTCCCAATAGGAGAAAGACCGCCACTATTTGTAACCGCCACTACTTTGACAGGAATTGCAGTTCTAAGACCTGATAAAGCAGATCTGACAATAAAGTCCATGCGCCCCACATCCGAAGCATTATCGGCTGGGACGTGGTTAGTTTGAATTGGTTGGTCAGTTGACTGGGACATTGATCGCTGGACTTAATTTTGATGTTGTAAACCAAGGACCGTCAGGGGTCAAAGTGCTTAATTCATGAGTTGCAAACTGCACCGGAAATTGACCGTTTGCTTTAGGTAAACCTGAAGTTAAATTTATAGTCCTACCAATCGCAATAATTGGGTTAAATTCAGACCTTACGGTAAATCCAGCTTCCCAATAATAAGGATAGCCAATTAAACCAGTTTCAGGGCTTAAATCAACAATAATGTCATCCCTAGTCCCACCGTTAGGAAAAATCGTTACCGAATTGTTTTCAATTACCAAAGGGAAAGAAGCTGCTCGAGCAACGGCTTGAATTTGGTCAATCAAAGATCCTGAAAGATATTGATTTTGAAGAACTGCATGAGCTCCGTTTGGATTGTTAAAAGTCCAGTCCGAGCCGATTAAATTTGTCAAAGAAGAAATAATATCTTCTGCGTTTTGAGCACCTTTGTAAGTATTTGGGGCAGAAGGAGCTGCTTTATTGTAATAACCAGCTACTGCAGCGCACACAAAACTGACTTCAGGCAAATTTGATAGGTCGATAAAACTTGAAATCAAAGTTCCCGAAAACACTTGATTTAAAGTCCCGTCTTGATTTCCAGCTTCTACGGTTACGGCTTGATTCTGAACTGCCACCATGTTTGAGCCAGTGCTTGAATACTGATTCATTTGATCCAATGTCATGCCATAGACTTGAAGCTGTAGCTGTCCAAAAGCATTATTTCCACCCGGATTTGTAATGACTGCAGAGCAGCGTAATCCCTGCAGAATTAATGGCTCAGCATCTGCGCTAGAAAATGTTAAATTGATCTGACGGACTGCGAATGTCATGATTGATAAATTAATTGATAACGAGATCCTAAACCAGTGTAGTACGGGTCATCGGTTCCCTTGGTGTCAAAAAATGCCAGTTGACCTGAAAATCCGTAATATTTTTCACGAATTAAGCCTACCAAATTTAAACAAATAACTGAATTTACGCATGGGTTGTTATTTACCGTCATGCTAAAAAAAAGCCCAGTATTTTTTTGCTCTAAAGTAATGGCGCAACTTTGACCATTTAATTGAATGGTAAAGGTTTGAGCAGCAACTGAAACAATAGGAATGAATTGAATGCTCATAATATTGCTGGATTTAAACCAGTCGCTCCTCGTGCGTTTGGATTAATTGATCCAAAATTTCCAGTTGGTATTTTTGTCGGAGAAAGTTGACCAAGGCTTGTGCTGCTTGCTCCTGAAGGGTCTACTGTTGCTACGGTAGGTTGTTGCGCTATTCTAATTTCTTGAAACCAAAGCTGAGCAAGCAACAACGTAGCCCCTTGTTTAGCTTCTCTACGATAGTCAACATGAGTCAAATTACAACTTTTATAGGTTGTATTTGGCGTAACTACGCTGCAAAGAGTCAAAGAGCTCAAAAGCTTTTCTATTGCCTCTAAAAACGCTTCTTTGCTCATTTTCCCATTACCGCTACAGGATACTGTCACCCGACAATCAAAAGGCAATGCGACCTTGTTATAGCTTTGAAAACTACCTTCCTCAAGAGGATAGGTTGGAATCTTGCGTTCTTCTCGGTATTCAAAATCTATAAATGAATCAGGAGTTAATAAAGCTGATCCATTTTCATCCACAATCCCCCAAGTTGTACCAAACAAGTTGAGGGGAAGAATTTCACCGACAATCGTTAAAGCTGCAGCTACAAATTGAGCATTGTTACTTCTAGATAAAGCAGGTACTCCGGGTAATGGAGGGACGTTAGGATAATTAATATTTGACATTATCTATTTCCTTGTACGCCTAAATTAATTAAAGAGTTATTTTGCAATGCGCCACGCAATCCATTGGCAACTCCATTGGCATCGGTAGCTTGAGTATTTACGTTAATAGTGTTGATGTTGGTTTGAACATTGCTACCTGTATTTCCTCCTGCTCCAACTGGGGCAGTAGCTTTAGCTCCGACCATGCCTTCATGAGCAGACATTGCTTGCTGCACTGCGCCAATTTCGCCCATACTCAAAGGTTTATTTGGATCTATACCAGTCTTTTTAGCCACGTCAGCAATATAAGCGTTGGTATTGGCAGCTCCATTGTCGCCAGCAGGAGACCATTTCCCAACAATCTTAGAAATGGTATTGTTGCCTTCTTTAGCGTACCCCATGAGTAATGAAGCCATTGCGTCTTGACCTGTTTTTAAATCAGGGAAAATAGCAAAACGTCCATCGCTACCAGTTGCGCCATGTTTACGAGCAAAATCACCATATTCAATATTTCCGGGATTATTGTTTCGCATATTACGAGGAACGCCAGCTCCACCGCCTTTGCCGGACGCTTGATCTTGTGCAGCATGAATTTTTGCTACTTCAGCGTCTTCGCCCTTGTTCAATCCTTCGCTATGGAATAGCAAAGCAGCAGCCCCAAAAAGCTTAGAAAACGCTGCTGTAAGCCCTTCTCCAACTGAAATTCCTACAATCTTTAAGGAAGCTAATGATCCTTCAAGAGTTAAAGCTGCGCCACCAATTAAAGTTAACTGAGAAAGGAATCCATCGAGCTTTTTATCGGCATTGACAAAGCCCTCAAAGAAAGAAGTGCCACCTTGAAGAACTGCGCTTAGGGCTGGGGCAAGCTCATCCATAAGGGCATTTTTAGCTTTGGAAAATGCTTGGCTTGTTTCTGCCCATTGCTTTTGAAGCTTTTGAGCATTTTTTGTGTTTTCTTCGGTTACGCCTGAAAGCCTGTATTGTTCGTCATAAAGCTTGCTAACCGCTTCAGACCCTTGAGAAAGGACCATATAGGTCTCTTTGTTGATTCCAAGCTGCTGAGCAAGGGTAAGTGTAAGCTGCTCACCGTTTTGAGCTTTAAACGCCTTTAAAGCGTCTGCAAGTTTGTAAATATCAACAGTACCCTTATTGATGTCGACAGAAGCCAACGCCCCTAATCGTGCCAATGGAGTAAGAATTGCAGCATCGCCAAGCTTGATTCCTGCAATGCCTTGTTGCATTGCCTGAATTGATGATTGAAACGTTTCAGCGTCACCGCCTACTGTTTTAAGAACACCGCCCCAAGCATCAAGCTCTCGAGCCGACATTTGGAATAATTGAGCATTTCTACCAAGCGCAGCATTGTTGGTAGTCATTTGTTGAGCAAAGCTCGTAAACCCCTTTATACCGACAAAAGCAACGCCAAGCGAGACTAGGGCATTCCTAGCCTTTTCAAAGCCGTCACCGATGTTTTTAGAGCCTTGCTGAGTATTTTTAGCCGTCTTTTGGGCTTGCTCATCAAACTTGCGAAGCTCCTCTACGGACTTTTTTTGCGATGCGTCAAACTTGGATGTATCTAATCCAAGCTCAATTAATAAACTGTCTATGACCGTTGCCATTATTTTTGACTCACTATATAAGCATTATGCCGATCAACAGCATGAATCTCAAGGAGTATCCACATATCCTCAACACCATAGACAGTATCAAGCTCATGGAGGGTAGCCAGTCTTGACGAGACTACTGTTGCTATCGTTTGCGGGGTGGCTTGATACTCAACGAGCCGATTGTTGCTTGTGCTTGCGTTTCTGATTCCGAAGTCGACTTGTCTGCGTCTAAAAAAAAATCCATGTGCAGGTCCCAAATAGCCTTACGCAAAGACAATCTAGTTTTCACTTCTTCGATGTCATCCTCAATCAAGGGACGTTTGACATTAGGAGAAGGGGCTATTTGAACGCACCCCATCATTTCATCCAAAAGAGGCTTTGCAGCCTCGAATGGAATCTTGAGTAAGTTCATGTAGCCCACCGCCATAAGACCCGCCATTCCCTGAGCAGCTAAGTTATCCGGGATTTCTATGCCAGCGTTACCGATAGCAAGGATTACCCTGAAAGCCCAGCTTTCAGCTTGTGAGGCAGACATTTCAGTGATAAGGAACTGCTTGCCCTTATCACGTCCTGCGTCTGCTACGAATGTCGACTCTTTTCGTGCCATGTTTTATATCGCTGCCATATTAAATTTGACCGCCAATAATGCGCTGCCAAGTGATCTCGTAAACGAGTGGTTGCAATGTCTTTTTAACTGCAGGGAACGGAGTCGCTGAAGTCAAATAGCCGTTTTGCAAAGTATATACCATACTTGTTGAAGGTAAAGTAATCGACCCGCTTGCTGAAAATACATCGACAGCAGCATCTTGAGCATTGCGCCAAGCATCAAACAAGAAAACGCTAGGGCTATCTGCTTGCAGGTGAATAGTCATCTTGTAAGGTACAAATACTTTACCTGCGCTAAGCTTGCCATCTACGCCCATCAAAATTTCTGATTGCTGTACGGCTTCGCCTTCAAAAGCGTCATCCACTGCATAGCCTTGGATAACTTGTGGGACTGGAAAGTAGTTATTGATCGCTAATGAAAGGACCGAATTTGCTGAGGTTATTGTTGACATAATTTATCCTTATTGAATTGCAATAGAAGCCATAACGATTTGCTGAACCGCTTCACCATCTTGGTAATACA